ATATGCCATAGTTATACACCTCTCCTTAGATTTAAAGCAGAATTTGAACGCTGCATTGCTAATACTAAATCTTGTCCTCGTAATACAAATTGACCATTTTGACCTACACTTGTGCCATTCATTGAACCAGCATTAAATGAAGATTGCATTATATTACCAAGTTTGCTTAATGGTAACACCGCCTCGCTTTCGCTTCCCTCTCCAATCATTGCTAATGTTGGACCAGTTGCAATTCCCCCATCTGCTAACCCAAGTAAACTTTTAAATGCAGTAAAAAATGAAACACCGCCTCCTGCAACATTTGATGCACCACCACTTAATAATGACATAACACCTGCAAATGCAGCTGCTTGAACTAATGATTCTGCTATACTTCTTGCCAATCTACCAAACATTTGACCCAATGCATCACCAAGAGATAAGCCTTGTTGCATTGCATCAACCATTCCAAATATAGCACCTGTTACATTTTGTGAAATGTTTTGTGCAAATTCGCTATATCTATCATTTAAATCTTTTAATCTTTTTTTATCTGCTTCATCTTGTTTATTTCTTGCTTTTGCATCTTTCATTAATAAAGCACCTAATCCTGATTTGTTAGATTCTTCAGTTAAATCTTTAGCTTTATTTTCAAAGAAACTTTTTCTTTTATCTTCTTCTTTAATTGCATTTGGATCATATACATCTAAAATAGGTCTAAGGTCAAGTTTAGCAAACTCATCTCTTAAAGCCTTCATCTTGGCTAACTCTAAATTAAGTTGTTTATTTTCTTCTCTTGCATAGTTTACAATAGGAGAACTTTTTTCTTTTTTATCTGGTGTTTCAAACTCACTTACTGCTTTTACAAACTCTTTATTCTTAATAGTTGCTTCGCTAATAATTTTATCAAGAGCTTCTATTTCAGGATCAAATTTAATTCCAATACGAGTCTTTTCGGCTCTTACTCTAACTACTTTAGGAAATCCAAATATGCCCTCTAACTTTTCAGCTTCTTTCAATTCAGCATTACGTTCTGCTAATAATTGTCTACGCTTTACTTGTAATTGCTTTAATTGGTCTTCGTTAATAGATTCTTTACCAATAGCTAATTCCTGTAATGATGCTAAGTTTACTAAACTTGTGTAATATGTTTTATCTTGACCTAATTTTGCATTTTGTATATCAGCATTTTGCTTATACAAGTCTTGTAGTGATAATAATGCAGTTTTAGCAGCTTTCTCATCTTTACCAACAATAACATCAACTAAATTAATACCTTTAGACCTATTAGCTTGTGCCTCACCAGCAACCTTATAAATATCAGCATTAAGTTTATTTAATTCTTCTCTAAACTTTTTTAATTCATCTGCTGGACCTTTAAAGAACGCAGCTATTTCTTTACCATATGTAACTGCTAAAGAAGATACAACACCCAAAGCAAGACCAATACCTGCTGGACCTGTTAATCCTGCAACCATTGACTTCAATGCAGCACTTGAACTTCCACTTTCTTTTGATAGTCTTTGGAATGATTCTAATAATGGGTTTAAGTTATTTGCAATACCTATAAATCCATAAGGAGCATCTTGAGCAACCCTTGATAAGTTTGATAAAGCATTTGTAGCATCATTAGTTGGCTTACTAACACTATTCATTTGGTTTTTAATACCAGATATTGTACCTTCTAATCCTTTTATTTGAGTATTCAAATAATTTATCTCTCCAACATTAGTAGCTTTCTTTAAAGCACTTTGAAATTGACCTAATAGATTTTGTGCTTTTATTAACGCACTTTCAAAGTCCGTAGTATTTGCACCAATATTAATATTTAAATCTATAAGTTCTGCCATCTTTATTAATTTACTCCGTACAATTTAAGTGTCCTTGCTAGTTGTTCATCAGTTATCAACACTCTTTCCTCATCAACATCTGCATCATCCAAATCTGGAATACTCCAAAAAGCCTTCATACTTTTAGGAGTTTTCTCGGTAGTGGAACTTAGATATACAATATAGGCAAGGTTTCTAGTCCTTGCCCATTCGTTTAACTCGTTTCTTTCCTTACCTAAAACGATAATGGAAAAGTCCTTCCAAGTCATATCCCAAAATTCATTTGGTCGTATTCCGCACTCCGCAGCCTTAACTAGAATATCATCCCAGCTTAGCTTTGTTAGGCTTTTTTTTTTCTTCTTCCTTCTTTACACCTGTAATGGTGTGGACTGTATTCTCAACGATATATTTTATGTAGTCAATAATTTGACCTTCTTCGCTAAAAATAGACCCCACTTCATCAATCCAATCACAAGCATCATCAATAGTGTACTCAACCTCTTGTTTATTACTTACACAAGCAGATTTGTAACCAATGTAAACAAGCTGGACTATTATGTCTAAACTTGTTTGAGCCGTTGAAAGAACTTTAAAGTACTCATCAATACCGATATTGTTTTGTTTAGTAAACTCACGCATTGCCCAAGTACCCCACTTTAGGTGGATTGTGTTGTTGTTAGTCTTTAATTGAAACATAGTTTTTTATTTATTATGCTTGTTCAGTTTGTGTAATAGGAGGAACACTTACTACCAAAGTTGCAGTAAATTTAACATCATCCTTATCAGCAGCATTAACATTAAAGTTGCTAATAAAAACTAAACTTGTAGGAGTTCCGCCATAATAAACATCTCCAGTTGTAGGAACTGCTTTACCCATCTTAATTGCAAATAAAGTCTTTGCAGCGTGAGCATCGTATAATTGTTGGTAACTATCTTTAGATGGAGTTCCTGTTTCATCAATCGCAAAACCTTCACACTCAAAAGATTGATTAAATGAAGGACTTGGAGTGTATTGATCTCCACATTTAGAAGTTGCATCAATCGTTCCTAAAGTTGATGTCAAAGAGTTGGTAGTCAAACAAGCAATAGGCTTGTATGTTCCGTCATTGTTGATGTCAGCTAAGAGGATATAATCTCTTGCGCCTACTTTTGTTTCTGCCATTTTATTTTATTTTAATTTTGAGTTATTATTATGTTATATGTTATTAATACTCTAAAAACGTTATCTAAAGGGTTTAAGCCGTCTAAGTTTCTTACACTTTCAACACTTAAACTTGATGCAGTGAATCCGTTTGCCAATGTTATATTGGTGTCAGAATTTATTGCGTTCAAGACTAAATCGCTTATAGCTTCAGCACGTTTATAACCAAAGTTAGCATTTTTTGTAATAATATCAACTGTGATGCTAATACTATTTGTATAACCTGCTTTGCCTTGATCTTGGCTTGATGTTCTACCTGTCATAACAATATACTCATCACCAGCACCTTCAGGAGCAAACCCATCATATACAACCAAACTACTTGCACTTGTCAAGTTAGTATAAAACCACTTCTTTATCTCTATATTAGGATTTAACATTCTTCAATACGTTTAATATGTTCTTAATCAATTTAGGCTTTTCTGTTTCAAAAGCTGGTATTAAAAATGGTTGCGGTCGCATACCTTTTCTTAATATGCTTATAGCTATTGCATAAGCGATTGACTTATCGTTACCTCCACCAATTCCCTTTCTTCTTACCCATAAAGTCAAAGCCTCCACCATATCTTTAAAAGTACCTGCCTTTTTGCCTTTAAACCCACTTGCTAAATCCTCAAACCCTGCTGGGATGCTTACTTTCCCACCTGTTCCAAATTCTACATAAGGAGCATAAGAAGCACTTGCACCAACAGTAAAAACAATCCCCTTTTCTATCTTTTGCTCTTTTAAGTAAATACTATTTCTTAATTGACCAAAGTTTACAGGTGCTAATCTCTTTGCTCCTGTTTGAATATTCAAAGCTGATGCACTTATTTCATCTTTTACCTCTTGCTGAATCTTAGCATCTAAAGTATCAAGTTTCTTAAGAACATCTGATAAATTACCTATGTCAAAAGTAAACCCAGCCATTATCTATAAATTATTAACTCCAAGAACCTATTTTGGTTCTCTACGTTCTTAATTGAATGTATTGTATATCTTGAACCTTCAACATCAACCTCGTATGAATCGTTTATGTTAACGCCAAAACGAATATAAAGCCTGTTTTTTTGGTCAAATTGTAATTCTGACTGATCTATCTCACGAACTTGATTATCTGGTCTTAAATCGCCCCAAACTGTGCTTTGTAGGGCAAATGTGGTAGTGAACCCACCTTGACCATCACTTGTCCTTGTTGGAGCATAAATTAAGACCTCACGAGTCATCGTGTTGGCATCTACGTAGTTTGCTTTCGCTTTTCCTAACTTCATAAGTATTTTGCAATTAGTACAAAAATAGTTAATTTTGTTCAACTAAATATATGTTATTGAGGGATAGTATATATTTAGCTTAATTAATTTTAAGTGCCAGTCATTCCCTCAATGGCTGGTTTTTTTATTTTATGATACAAATTGAAGGTTACGAAAATTATTTAATTGACACAAATGGTCAAGTATTTAGTAAAAAATCTAATAAATATTTAAAGCCTATATTATACTCAAGAGGATATTATATGATTCATTTGTCTAAAAATGGCATAGTTAAAAGACATTCTTTACATAGATTAATTGCCAAATATTTTATTTTAAACCCATACAATAAACCAGCCGTAAACCATATTAACGGAATAAAGACTGATAATAGGGTGGAAAATCTTGAATGGTGTACTATATCAGAAAATGCAAAACACGCCCATAAAAC